TCCCTCCGGTCTCGTCTACAGCCTGAATTGTCAGCCTCGCCGTCGCTATCGACCTTTTCACCAACCCCTCCTCGCTGGGAGCCAGCGTCACGGGGTAGCCGTTCAAGGTCACGTCTTGCCCGTTCGTGTAGTCTGATTCCTTGATTACGGCGGTCACGGTGATACTGTTCGTCCCGTGCGTGTTCTTGATGTCCACCGACAGACTCACCATCCCCTGACAATCGAGGTCCAACGCATTGGCGTACGCTGCCGCCGTCGTGATGGACTCGCTTATCTGTTCAGACCCCCTGAGTCCCTTCGGCCACCCTATATCAACATCCCGCGCTGTTGGTCCAGGCATCATGGCACCTCAGTTGTAGAGTGAAATCCACGCCGATACGTCATCTGTCTCGTCGTTGTCCCGGATCATCGACAGGTTGGCAATCCACCCCTTGTAGTTCGTCTTGGCCTGCATCCACTCAATGCCAAAGTCGGTGTAGTCCCCCGTTGTGTTGGTCACAGCCGTGCCATCCCTGCGGAACCTGATAGCACCGGACTCAAAGTAGACCATCATGTGCTGCGCCCTGGCAATCTCTGGCGCTGTGAATCCCGCGTTTGTCAAGCCCACCGCCGAAGTCGAGATGGTGAGCGGGTTTTCTGCAATGACTTGCATCCCTGCCAGATCAGTGCTGGGCCACCCTATGTCGACATCCCTTGTCCCTGGTCCGCTCATTTCTTCTTGCCCCCCGTTTTCGGCTTCGCCGGAGCCTCCTTCTCAGTCGTTGGCTCTGGCATCACCGGAGTCTCTACCTTCTCCTCCACCGGAGGAGGCCCACCGATGTCCAAATCTCTTCCTGGCATTTCAACCCTCCTACACCCTTACTCCGAGCACATACACAATCGCCGCAGGTTGCGTGGCCCCCGTCGCGCTTGTCACCCTCAAGGTGCCGCCCGCGGCAATCTCGTGGTATGCATCGTCTATGGTCGTTGCCCTCACAATGGCCGTGTCTGAACCGCTCGCGTCCATAGCATCGGTAATCGCGTTGGCCGCGTTCTTGATCTGCAAGGTCGTCGACGCTACCCCCGCACCAGCGAGAACGAACCAAGCGTCCACTACCCTGGTCTTGTGCGTCAGGGTCACATCGGTATTCGCCAGCGCGCCTGCTGCTAAGGTGATAACGTGCAACACAGGAATCCCACCGATGACGTTGCTGGTCGCGAGGACTTTGGTGTGCAGCCCGGTAAGCATAGCGGTCAGGAACTCGTCAATAGATACTTGGCAAGCCGGGCCTTCCTTCCGTGTAACAGTAATGGAACCCGCCGCGAACTCTAGGTTGTCTATCCTGTCTGCCATTCGCTTCCCCTTTGGGGGAGAGGGCCTGAAAACCCCCTCCCCCAATTACATACTTTGTTCCTACCTGACAGCCGCCGACCAATCCTGGTCGTGATCGCCCACCAGAATCCATGCCGTCCCCAGACCGTCCTCGACATCCGCACAGTTGCAACGGATATACCGCTTCTCCGTGCTGAAGCGCCGAACCATGATTCCGGGCACGAACTGAACCGGACAGGCAATGGACGCCGCACCCTGTGTCCCTACGCCGGTGCCCGAGGTTGCAGTCAGCGTGTCTCCCGCCGTAGCGTAGAGGTCCGCGCTGTCCTGCATCTCCACAACGATCGTGCCGACTCCACCAATGGTGAAGCAGGCTTGATCCACCTTGTAGATGAGGCCGGTCGCGGTGTCCGTGGTGGCCGTCAGCACTCTCGGAGTGGTAACGTCCGCAGCCACGAACGCCGTGGTCGCCGTGCACTGCATCTCTCTCAGGTACGGGTGGATTCTCGGGAACGTGACAACGGTTTCCCAGTTCCGGTCCAGGCTGTTCGATTCCTGAATCGTTATGGTCCCCTCGTCACTGTACGGGGCCGTGGCCGAGATGGCGGTGAAGATCACCGCTGCACTCAACCCCTTTGCCCCTGACTTCTTCAGGTCCACCACAGCGTTCCCGTCCGAGTTGGCCGTAGTAGAAGTGGCGACCGCATCATTCTCGTCAACCTCGACCAGTGCCCCGCTGTAGTGTCCCTTCAGGATTAGGTTTGCATCGAAAGGCATCTTGCTTCCTCCCTACTTACTTTCCCGACCCGGCCTACGTGGAGCTGTCGGGGATGATGCCGTACAGCCGCGCAATCGACCTCGGGTTGACCAACGCCAACCCCAGCGGCCAGTCTACCTCAGTCCGGTAGATGGGAGAGTCTTCCAGCAGCCCCTTATCCGTGACCTCCATCGGGTACTGCTGAATGCCCCAGAAATCGGTCCCCACACCGAACTTGACCGCGTAGATGGACGTGCTTTCCGCAGCCCCCGCAGCCTCCAAGGTCTCGGTGCTGGTGATGATCTCTGTGCTCTGGTCTGCCTGTACCCCAATATCCACCAAGCGGGCACCGTGGTACATATCCACCTGCCGGTCGAACATGTCCGTGGTGGTCTGAAGCAGACCCTCTTTCCGCAGAATCGCCCTCAGAGCAAGCAGCATCTTCGCGTTCATCAGCAGCACGTCGGGATTGTGGCCGCTGATCGCGTAAATGAGCTGGTCCAGGTGGTTCAGGAAGTTGTGACTCTCCGCTGAGGACAGCAGGATACCGTCACCGGAAGTTCCGTTGTTGTAGATGTACTGCGACGTGTACCCATCGGCGTACAGGTTGTTGATCCTCGTCTTCAACCCCGTGAACCCGCTGGGGTCCGAAGTTGGGTCTCCGTTCACCAGATGGTCGTTGAACTTGTAGGCCATCGCCTTCAAGCCCAACGTCTGCTGTACCGCACGAGCGTCCGCGATGGTATTGGCGGCTCGCGCTATCATCTTGTCACAGTCCAGAAGGACGCCCAAGGGATAGACGCTTTCCACCACCTGCTCCAGGTGCCCGTCAGACGCCGTGTAGCCCGCGTTGATGCGCCTGAATGCTACCGAGGGCAGGTCTTGTATCCGGACATGGGTAGACGAAATCTGGCTGGTTGTCTCCCACGGCACGAACCCGATCGCATCCGATTCGTACAGAAGCGCGTCGATAACCGACTTGCGTAGCGTATCGGTCTCGATCTTTGACAGTTCAGACAGTGTCATGCCTGCCATAGTTCCCTCCTACTTTTTCGATTCCGCATAGGCCCTGACTGCAAGGTCATGCGGCTTCCCAGTAGGAACAGACGCAGCCCCACCACCGAGTAGCGAATCCGGCTTGGGCGTGGCGGTACGCTTCATTTTCTGCGCGTACTTTTCGACCTGCTCTGGACTCGTCAGCCCCAGGTCTGCCACGTCCTTGGCAAGGTCAGCGGCATCAACATCGTTCGTCTTGGCGATCTTCCGCACTTCGTCCTCAAAGGACCGTGCATCCAGTTCCGCCCTCGCTGCATCCCGCTCCTCCTGAGCCCTTTGGAGTGCAGCGTTCGACGTGGCGCTGTCATGCTTGGCCCGGATGGCCGCTTCCTTATCAGGGTCTCCACCGGCCTTTTCCAGTTCCGCATCCAGCGCCTTCTTGGCGTGTTCCGCCAACCTCGCCTCCGCAGCGTCGGCCCTCCTCTTTTCCGCTTCGAGCATCCTGTCGAGCTTCGAGTGCCGTTCGTTCGCTGCCTTGTTCACCAGGTCCGCCAGTTGTGATAGGTCCGCTGAAGGGCTCTCTTCACCGGCAGAAGGGCTACCAGTGCCCTGATGACCGTCCTGTACCGGTTCCTGTTCGCCGTCCATGCTTGTTCCCTCCTCTGGTTTATTTCTCAAGAGGCCGTAGCCTCATTGATTCTGTGTTATCTTCGGCTGCGGCACCACAGTTTGAGGCCCCAGGTATTCCGCTCCGGATGTTCGTGCCTTGTAGCCTCGTGTGTGCACTAGGTACGCATCCAGCAACGGATTCTGGTCCCTGAATCTGTTCCGGGCATCGGTGTCAGCATCGCCGTTCGCCAGCCTCATGCCCTCATATGCGGCCAGTAAAGTCGCCACCTGCCTTGTCGGCACGTTGCTGAAGTCTCGTTCCTTCATGAGCCCGCTGTTCACCATCTCGGAGTAGAACTCTGGATGCTCCGCCAGATACCAGTCATC